CAAGAAATACTAGAAAACAAAGAAACCTTAAGATTGTTAAAGCTTGAATCTCAAAAAGAAATACTCAAAAAAGAAGATACGTCCGCAATAACACAGGAAATAGAACAACTGGTGCGCCAGAAAGATATTGAACAAGAAGAAATAAAAGAAATAAAAATACAAAAAAAGAAACTACTTGATCGAGCTGATGAGACAATTAAAAGCGCGAAGGAAATCAAGACCGTGCTTGGAGAACACAATGGTCACAAAAATAAAATAAAAGAACTTAAATCTGAAATAGGTATAAACCTAAATCAATTCAAAAGCATTAAAAACCATGTAGATGTTCTTGTTGTAGAGAACGAGCAGCTTAAAAAAGAAAACGCAGAGCTTAGCTCTCAAGAAACTCTTGACCCAAATAAAGATTTAGAAAATAAAATATCCGAACTTATTAGCCAAAAAAACAAAGTATTAGAAGAGAACTTAAAAATCAAAAATCAGAAAACATTATTGATTAAAACCGAAGTTCTACCTAATGGAAAATTCGCACTAAACATACCCTGTTCTTTTGGAGGTTTTAATGTTTATACTAAAACATCAATTTTCACAGAAGATGAAATTAAAAAATATCTTGAAATAAGTTCACGCATAGATGAAATAGATACCGCTAAGACAGATGAATCAAGAAATAATATTTTTCAATCAATGCTCAAAACACTAGTTAATCCACAACTAAGCAATAGAGATTACAATAAAACAAAACCCACTTATAAATATATTGCTTGACTTTTTTTGATTTATATCTTATAGTGTTTGCGTGAAGAAGCTAAATAAACGCGAACTAATTAAGAAAATAGTTGAAGAGCCCGACAAACAAAAGAGGATGTTTTGGGCCAGAGAAATGAAGCTACTAAATGACTTGATGGACATATTTCCTGATCAGGATTTTTGGCGTAGAATGACTATCGACAAAGTTGCATCTCTAGCTATGCTCAGATCTGGTTATGGACTTGATATTCTAAAAAAGAAATATCGTAATTTTAGCTATAAGATTCCACCTAAACCAGAAATCCCAATTGGTAAGAAATCAGGAGAAGATAAAATAATTTCGAAAAAAGCAAAAACCATACGACAATTTATAGATGAGTAAAACAAAAGACATACAAACAACAGATCAAATCGCAAAATTTCTTTCTGACAAGGATAATCAAAAATATCATTATAACTTTCACAACGCAGAAGATTATAAAATCCCAAGTGGAAGCTTAAATCTTGACATAGCGCTCGGAGGAGGACTCCCAAGTGGAGCCCATAGATTTACAGGTATAAATGAAGGTGGTAAAACTAGCTGCGCTATAGCTTTCGCAAGAAACTTTCAAAAACATTTCGGAAAAAAAGGAATGGTTATATATATTAAAAGCGAAGGTAGATTTAGCGCTGAAATGATTGAGCGTTCAGGTATAGATACAGATCCTGAAAAGTTTTTTTGCTTCGATTGCAATATATTCGAGAAAGTATTTGAGTTGATAAGAGAATTGGTTTTTAACAACGAAGACGACAAAAAATATATGTTCATAATTGATAGCGTCGATGCATTATGTAGAGTTGGAGACATAGACAAGCCTTTTGCAGAATCAGAGCAGGTTGCAGGTGGAGCATTAATCACCTCAGTTTTTTTAAAGAAAATGGTTTTGCCTATAAGCAAAATGGGGCACACAATGATATTAACAAGTCAGGTGCGCGTGGAGGTAGCCACAAACCCATATGCCGCAAGAGGAGGTCCTAAAGTCAAGCAGGCAGGAGGGAATGCTATCAAGCATTATGCAAACTTCATATTAGAGTTCGAAGAAAGATATACCTCTGATCTTATCTTTAAAAACCCAACAGCAACAAGGCTAGATGAAAAAGGAGAGCCTATAGGGCACTATTGCAAGATTAAATTCAGAAAAAGCGTGAATGAAAAAACTGGTTCCACAGCTAGGTATCCAATAAAATATGGTCAAAAGGATGGTAAATCCGTATGGAGAGCCAGAGAAATATTAGATATGCTATATTTATTCAACCTAATCACAAAAAAAGGAGCATGGATATCTGTTTCTGAAGATTTAATAAAAGAAATTTCAGATAAAAAACTACAAATTAATGATAAATTTCAAGGGGAACAAAGATTAATAGACTTCCTAGAAGAAAATAAAAAAGTTGCAGACTTTCTTTACGAGGATTTCAAGAAGTTAACCAATGCGCTTTAAAACCTTAATAGGCGCAACGCGTACTGTCAAAAAAGCAAAAAAATTCTTAATTGATTGGGATGGCAAAAGCAGAAGTAAAATACAATACAATGCAAAACAATTTTTAAAAAAATACTGGATCAATCATATTGTATTTGAAGAGTTCCCTGTCGCAGGAACCAAACTGTCTCTTGATTTTTACAATGCTAATAAAAAAATAGCCGTTGAAGTACAAGGTAAACAACATACAAAATATGTTCCGTTTTTTCACGGTAAAAACAAAATAAATTACATTAATCAATTGAAGAGAGATCAAGACAAATTAAAGTTCTGCGAAATAAATGAAATTGAATTAGTAGAAGTATATGACGGAGATATATTAAGCGAGAAACTTTTTGAAAGTTTTGGTGTTATTTTGTAATTAGTGTATTATATAGTATGAGCGACGATTATATTGACCCAGAAAATTTATCAAAATTTAACTTACCCGAAAGCGTATTACAACAATTGTTTGAATTCACTGGATCAACCTCAGGAGACAGCGGCTTCATTTTATCTTTCGTAAATCAAGATGGATTACCTTCGGTCATAACAAAAGCAACTTCTCCTATTGTGGAAATGGGCCTACGCAAAGCTCTAGAGCAATACCTCGAACAGATAGCTGCGCAAGAAATCGAATTGAATTTGCCACCTGATTTTGGCGAAGAAGAAAGCTCTTGACTTTTAAAGTTTTTTGTGATACCATGAAAGAATGGTATACTCATATGAATTAGAACAACACTTGGTTGCAGGGTTAATTAAATACCCGGAGAGCTATCCGTTGATAGCTGCTTTTATAAATGAAGACGACTTCTACGACAAAAACACTATTGTAAATAAAACAATTTTCTGCGTCTTACGCCAAGCTTTAGAGTCTAGCGACGCGCTTGATGAAGTGTTATTAACTCAAAGAGTTCAAGCCTTAAATATATCTTTCGAGGATAACATAAATATAGGTGACTACATAAAAGCATTATCGATGAGGCAAATCTCAAAAGAGGGTGTATTGAAAGCTGCTCAGGAATTAAAGAAAATTACAGTAAGGAGAGAGATTCATAACGCTTCTGTAGAAGTAGCTAAAAACATGAAAAACCTTTCTCCCAGTGCGACATTTGACGATATAGTTAGTGAGGCAGATAAAATATATAACGATAAAATAAATTTATATGAAATGGGCTCCAACAAGCCTGAGAATTTATTTGAAGATATGGAGGATTTCATAGAAGAAAGAGGCAATAATCCAATTGATGAATTTGGATTAATGGGCCCACATGAAAGAGTTAATGACTTATATGGATCACTTTTTAGACCTGGAAATATAGCTGTAGTTGTAGCAAGGGCTGGGGTAGGAAAAACTCAATTTTGCATGGATTTCTGCACTAAAGTTTCAGCCCTTAATGGCCATGTACCAATTTTACACTTCGACAACGGAGAGATGAGTAAAGAAGAATTAATCATTAGGCAGTGCTCAGCTTTATCAGGAATACCCATGCACCTTCTTGAGACTGGAAGGTGGCGCCAAGCAGGTGATGAAGTTATAGATAAAGTTAGAAGTACTTGGGCTAAAGTTAAAAACTTCAAATTTTACTATTACAATGTTGCAGGGCACAGTATTGATAGCATGCTTAATATCATTCGTAGATTTTATTATTCAGAAGTCGGCAGGGGTAACCCTATGATTTTTAGTTTTGATTATATAAAAACAACATACGAGCGCCAGAATGGAGCTAGTAGCTGGGAAACGGTAGGCAGAATGGTTGACAAATTTAAACAATTAATACAAAAAGAATTATGCTTTAATGGCAAACCTACAGTAGCTATGTTAACAAGTGTTCAAAGCAACAGGCTTGGAATTACAAATAACAGAAGTGCAGATAATGTAGTTGATGATGAAAGTATCGTTTCTTTGTCGGACCAAATAACTCAATTTTGCTCTCACTTGTTCCTTTTGAGGCAAAAAACCATGGACGAAATTCAAGATGAGCCAGAAAATTTCGGAACGCATAAATTAATATGCTTAAAGTATCGTTGGTTAGGCAAGGATGTTCACAGAGCCTTACAACCAGTAGAAATGCCTGATGGCAGCAAGAAAAAAAATTACATAAATTTACATATGGAGAATTTTTCAATACAAGAAAGGGGAGACCTGCAAGACATGGTTGAACACATTGATTCCCGAGATGTTGGAGTGCTAATGGGCGGCAATGAAGAAGTTCCTAACCTATAATGAGTCCAGAAAAAATTAAAGAATCTCTAATTCAACTTGGTTACAAGTTAGCTGACCGAGGGTCATATTGGCAGACAAATGCTGTCTTTAGGAATGGAGACAATAAAACAGCAATACAGATCTATAAAAATACTGGAGTATGGAAAGATCATGTGCAAGATAGCATATTTTCTCCATTCAAAAGGTTAGTAGAGATAACATTAGGAACAAACGACCCAAAGTCAGTCAAGCAATACATTGAAGAAGATGATCTTGGCGCAAATTACAATAAATTAACATTCTCAGAAAAATTAGAAATGGAAGAAATATACCCAGACAACTGCTTAGAAAGATTATTACCCCATTATAAATTTTACAATGATAAAGGTATATCTTCAGATACATTAAAATCGTTAAAGTCAGGCTATGCCACTAGCGGAAAATTAAACAATAGGTTTGTTTTTCCCATTTATAATGAATACGGTCAAATACATGGCTTTTCAGGAAGAGATATGAACAGCTCTGGAGATAGACCAAAATGGAAACACGTAGGAAGAAAGAAAAGCTGGATATACCCTCTTTATGCAAGCGAAGAAACTAAAATCGCAATCAACGATTCCGGTGAAGTTATTTTTGTTGAAAGCATTGGAGATTTGCTAAACCTAAATGAACATGGATACAAAAATGTTTTAGTTACTTTTGGCCTGGATATTCCAACAAAACTAATTTGCGCAACTTTATCTTTGAATGTAAATAGATTAATAATCAGTTTAAATAATGATTCTCAATCAGAAAGAAACCGAGGTTTGGAGTCAAGCATTAAAAACTACCTAAAGCTTTTAAATTACTATGATCCAGATAAAATTTGCATATGCCTACCTACTGCAAAAGATTTTGGTGATATGAGTGACGAACACTTTAATAAATGGCAAAACAAGCTATCATCAATTGATACAAAAACTCAACAGTCTTTTATACTAGAAAAAATAAATCAAATACATAAATCATTGCCGAAAACTTTATTAAAAAATAAAAAAATTATAATACAATGAGTGAAATGACAAAGCTTTCGGCGAGCAGGATTAAAACTGCACAAACATGTAGTTGGACTTATTGGTGCAATTATAAATTAAAACTTCCTGACGCAGGAAATGATGGGTCGAGCAGAGGAACTATTTGCCATAACGTATTC